CAAACTTAGAACCATCCCACACATCACCAATGCCTGCATACTTTCCGCGGTCTTGACCTTCAATCGGATTCGCATTGTACGAAGTCTGCACCCATTCACCAGCAAGACCGATACTTGCGATGAACGCTTTGCCTGCGGCTTCTGTCGGCGCGTCATCATTACCCACAACAATGACTTCACAAACGACACCGTTTTCCACTTTTGCGAAATGAGCCATTACGCCACCACCAAAGTTCCTGTTGAATCCCACGCATACCAAGTGTAAGAACCGTCAGTTCCATTCGTTGTCGTGCCTGTCGTTGAAATTGAAAGTCCTGCACCTGCGGCTTCTGCGGTAAGCCAACGCACTACGACGCGACCAGAACCGCCGTTGCCGCCGTTTTCACCATCGCCGCCGCCGCCGCCACCGCCGCCACGATTGGCAGTTGCGTTTGAGCCTGCCGCGTTACCGCCACCGTTGCCCGCGTTGGTGCCTGCTGTGCCGCCTGTGGTGTTTCCGCCACCGCCGCCGCCGCCAGAATAAGAAATAGTTGAGCCTGTGTAGTTGTTTGTAGATGCTACGCCGCCTGAACCGCCCGTATTAGACGAACCATTACCGCCAACACCACCAACACCACCACCGCCACCGCCAGCCGTGGCACCACCACCGTCACCGTTGCCGCCGTTGTTGCCTTCACCAGAAACACCTGCTGCGCCATCACCACTTCCGCCGCCACCGCCAGAACCACCGTTGCCAGCCACTATTCCTGCTGTATGACCACCACCACCGCCACCGCCGCCATTGGCTGAACTTATGAAAGATGATGCAGTACCGTTGCGCCCATAATTTCTGTCCGATGTTGCCCCTGCCCCACTAGCACCAACCTTCACCGTGTAAGTCGTCTTTCCGATAATGCCTGAGCCTGTCACAAAACCGCCAGCACCACCGCCGCCAGCCGAACCTGTTGCCACATATCTGCCACCACCACCACCGCCGCCGACAAGCAAATATTCAACATTCAGGAAAGCCATCGTCGGCACAACCTGCGACGACTGCGACGACACATAACCAAGTTGGCGGCGAGCCGTTGCCATACTTACGCCTCAATAGCGTTCACGAAACCCGACAACAAAATCACATCAGCAGTACCAGCAAAAGCCTTCACAACTTTCGCGTTCTGCAAGATAAGTCCAGGGATTACCGTCACCAAACCTGCTTCGGGCAACACGGTCAATTCAATGTTTCCATCAGCAGCAGTAGCAGTACCCCATTCAATTGTCAGTTTCACAGATGAAGCGGAAGTGTTGTTTGCATACAGCCAGATTTCGTCAAAGGTTCCGACAGTAGTACCAGCAACAGCAGTATGCACCGTAACAGTTGCCGCTGTGCTTGTACCTGTCACTTTGATAGCCATGCCATCAGTAGAACCTGACAGTTTCTTTTTGGTAAATGTTGCCATTTGCAATTGCCTTTCTAACTGAACACTTGAACTTGAAGAACATCAGCACCGCCGCTAACAGGCGACCATGCTGCACCATCCCAAATAGAAAATTCGTTCACATCCAACAAGTAACTGCATTCGCCTTCTTCCAATGTCGGTTCCCCAACACCACCGTATGCGTTCGTTCGCGCAGTTGCATCCGTGAACACCTTCACGCCACGCATCAGGTATTGATTGACATTGGCAGCAGTCAGCACTTCGCCACTAGCAAACAGTTTTGTTCCTGTTATCGCCACCTGTTACCTACTTCCTGAATGAATGCGTGCCAATCATAGCAACTAAGTGATTGCATTATCAGCGTCTAGAATGCCAAATTGGATGTCATTCAGCGTGAACGGATAGATGATATAGGCATCCGACATGGCGATTTCCAGCCTGTGAACATTCGGGGTGATGACCCTATTCAACCGTTCAATCGTCTGGTACTTGACCACCTGAGCAGGGGAACCTGTCTGATAGTTCCTTTCAACCGTAACCGTATCCCCAAGTTCTAATTCATTGCACGATATCCGTGTTCCAGAATCAAACGCAGAAACCAGAAGCGACATCGCTTCAAACCTGTACGCAGGTTGCGCATACAAATCCAATAGTTCGTTTGCCAAATCCTGCGCATCGGTATCGTCGGCAAGCAGCAGGTTTGACAGGTTCAGGGTACTAATCCCGTATTCGGCTTGACTTCCTGCATCGTTGGCAATCTGTGGTGTGCCACCTTCACGGGTAGCAAGAACTTTGTTGTATAGGAATTCTTGACCGTACATGATGGAAAGGGTTTGATATTTGATATCTGTTCCTTCGTCATCTGAAAATGCGGCAACTGCGGATGCGAATGCTTTGGTCACGCGGTCTGTGAAGGTAAGTTTCCCGTCGCGGGAAACAAAGAAATATCCCTGCTCGCTTTCGGCTATCGCTTGCGCATATTGCAAAGCGTTGGTGTTTGCATCAATCTGATATGCGCCCAATGTTGCTGTACCAGAATCAATATCCCTTGTTCCCGTATAGGCGATTTCTGGCAGGTCAAGCAGATAGTTCAAACGCGCACCAGAAAGTTCCTGTGTCGGTGTTTGGTTTTGTGATGTGGAAGTATTTGCGAGCAGCACGAAATCATCCGCAGCGTTGATGGTTACCGTAGAAATGTCAGTTGATTTGCCTGTGTTGTAAGACAAATCAATATCGGTGATGCGACCCACAAACACGGTTTCGGTTCCCAAGATGACCGTCACCTTGCGGCGTGGCGTGACACCAGATTGACCTAGCAACGCATCCCAATATGGGGAACTTTCGTTTGTCGGGTCAAACCTTCTATCGTTATTCAACAGCGTGATGGAACATGAACCAGCAGAAAAGTTTGCTAGTTGGTCTTGCCTGCCGCGGGTGATACGAATGTTCTGAACATACGGTGCAACATCGTCACCCAACAAAGTTCCATCCAAAAAGTCATCATTCAACACACCATCGGTTGCGCTGTCCAAAGTAAAAACATTTACAGGGAAACCGATTTCCATCAAAACGGTGAGCGTTTCACCCCACGCTGTAACGGTTGCCATGACTAAACAGCAACCTGATATTCCGTAATCAGCGGGATGACACCGTTCGCGCGCTCATATGATTTCAGCACATCAATGATTTCGCGTGCTACTTGGTCAGCATCAGTACCCATGCCAGCGTTCACCGTCATGTTGAAGTTCGTGGTGTTGCCCTGACCGCCACCACTATTCAAAATGCCAAGCGCAGGATTGCTTGTGCTGACACCAGCCAATCGTTCTTGACCGCGACGCACCATCCCCGCAGGGGTTTTCGCTTGCACCGCATTCAATTCATCAACTGCCTTAGCCAACGAAAGTGTCGCTGTTGCTTCCGCCAAAATCGCTTCCGCCACAGCAAGCCGCGCACCTTCTTCTGTTTCCTTAGCCCGCGTCAATTCATCCAATGCTTCGCGATAAGCATCGGTTCCTTCCTTCGCCCCATGCAATATTTCGTTCAGAACTTCCTGTGCCTTGATTTCATTGGCGGTTGCATTCTCAACTTCTTCCGTAGCATCAACAACTTGCATCTTGGCTTTCTGCAAATCGCGTTCAGCCTCAGCGATTTCTTCCGCAGTTGCCTTGCGATTGACCTGATTGTTCAGTTCCTGTTCTGCTTCCTTGACCGCACGAACGCTGTCCTTGACAGCCAACTTTGCTTCCGCCAAATCAATTTCGGCGCGACGAATATCAATGGCTGATGCTTTCGGGTCAGCGCGTAGTTCTGCCAACTTTGCTTCCGCATCGGTGACCGCAAAGTTTGCTTCCTCAACGCGATACTTTGACCGTTCCAAATTGCGTTCGGCATCGGCAACATCTTCTGCGTTCGCTGTGATTTGGCGCAGACGGATAAGTTCTTTTTCTGCGTTGGTCTGGTTTTCGGTGGCTTCACGCAGACGGATATTGGAATCACGCAGGCGACGATTCGCATCTGCGTAGCGTTCCGTTGCATCAATCGCTTCCTTGCTGTCGCGTGGGAATCCTTTGGAAACATTGTTGAAATAGGTTTGCGCTTTGGCGGTGCTGTCAATGGCGGCTTTCAAAGCATTGTTTGCCGAAACCCTGTTGCGTTCTGCGCTGCTCAGCGAGCGTTGCGCATCGTAGTTCGTGCGCAATGCACCCGTGAATTCTTCCAACTTTTCTTTCGCTGTCTGTGTTGCTGCGGCTGCTTTCTGCGCACCGCTGTATGTTTCTTTTGCTTTGTCATTCCATTCCTGCAAAGCGTTGGATGAAGTTTGGCGGGCAATGAATTCGCGTTGCGTCTGTGCTTCCAATCTTGCCAATGCGCCCGTCAATGGGATGACGCGCGGTGTGTTTGCGATAACACCATTCAAGGCGTTTTGTGCTGCGGTAGCGGTACGCACCTGACCTTCATAGCGTGCAATCGCAGCCTGTAAATCTTTGTAGGCGCGGCTGGTTGGGTCTGTCACAGCCAACTGTGCTTTCATCGCATTGACAATTTGCCCTGCCACTTCGGGGCTTTCGCTGGCGAACCGTTTGAAGGTTTCATCCATTGCTTCAATATCAAGTTTCACACCATCGGCAAGCAACTTGAATTCGCGCCCGAAGTTCTCAAAGGTTGCAACATCACCAATCGTTCCAATCGGGTCAAACTTCTGCAAATCCTTTTGTGCCGTATTGATGAAGTCACGCAATACTTGTTCTGCGCTACCAGCATTCTTTGCAAAAGCATCCACCGATGCAGCGGTTTTCTTGAACGCTTCATCAGCGCGACCCGTTGCACCCGTCAGATTATTGATAAGCGGCGCAAGTGCCTGTGCCACCATCAGCGTTCCAAGCGCACCACCAAAACCGACAGCAGCCGTAGTAGCACCTTTGAAGATTGCGCTGTTCTTTACAACTTCAATCCCCATCAACTTTTGATAAGTGGTGTGAACTTTGATGACAGCAGAAGCCGCAATTATCGCTGCGCTGAATGCGGCAATCGCACCAACAATCACAAGGAAGGTTGTTTGATTGTTGCTTATAGCCGAAGCCAACGACGCAAAGATTGGAACAATCTTTTCCACAATAGGAAGCAAAGTCATTCCAATGCTTTCCTGCAAATCAGCGACCTGATTTTGTAGTTGCTTCATCTTTCCTGCTGCGGTATCCGTAGCCGCCGCAGTAGAACCGCTGAAAGTGTTGCTCAATTCTTGAAAGATTGCATCAAGCGATTGACCTTCTTTGATGTTGTCATTGAGCGCAGGCGACAACGCCTTCAATGATTTGAAGTTTCCGTTGTAAGCCTTGCTCAACGAATCAGCCACCTGAACCAGCGGGATACCCGTAGCCGTAGCAATATCCATAGCAAGTTGCAAATCCTGTTGCGAACGCGCCAAATCACCAGAACCCTGAACCAGCGAAGCCAACGCTGGTCGCAAATCGCTATCGCTGTAAATCGTTGCGCGTTGCATTGACGACAAGAAATCTTCGTTCGCATCAATCGTTGCCTGCGATGCACCTGTCACCTGTCGCAAGGTGGATGCAAGCACCGTCATTTCCTGTGTTTCTTGCATCGCCGCCTGCGTCGCTTTGACAGCAGCGAAACCCAAACCAGCCAATGCAGCAGCCGCAGGCAAAGCCGCTTTCTGAATAGCGAACTGCGCCCGCTGTCCTGTCGTTTCTAGTTTGTTGAATTCTTTGACAGCCTTTTCAAGACCGCGCCCATCAAACGCAGAAACGATGTTGATGCCTAATGCCATATCAGTACCCGCTCACAATCCGTGCCACAACCAGCGTATTCAAATCTTCTATCGCTTTATTGATTGCTTCTTCAATCTGCGGCAAGCCACGCTTCGTAGCACCGTACATAACACGCGAACGGAAACCGCCGCCATCAGACTTCGTAGCACGATGCTTATCCAAGTTCTGCACCATCCCCGCACGCGGCGATATAGAACCAGCACCATCAAACACCTGACCGCCAGCATCCATTTGTTGCAAACGCAGAATGCCCACATTCTTGCCAACGAAACGATTGCCTGAATAGACGATTGGCTTCACGCCACGCGCCGCCTTAGAAGGATTGTAAGGTGGCATACGCGACTTGCCGCGACGGTCACCCTCAATATGCCAGCGTTGCAACGGTGAAACCATAGGGAATGAACGCCCAACTTCCGCAGCCAAAGGCTGAGCAATCCCCTTCAACTGTTCCGCTACCTGCTTATAAAGTTCCTTGTCATACTTGCGTAATTGCGCAAGCGTTTCCTTCACGCCCGTAACATCAACACGCACATCATCCATAGTGCGCCAATCGTACTACCTTCGTTGTCTTTGCTTTTCTGCACGATGCTTCAAATAGTCAAACATCGCATCAATCATCAAATCGCCAGCATCAATCAAATGCTGTGGTGCAATTCCTGTTTCGCAAGCAAGCGCAGCAATCTGCCAATGCGCAGAATTCCTATCGCTTACTTTCTGTCCAAAGGGGCAGCACCGTCATCATTCGCGCGAACTTCCACACTTTTCACAGTAGAAACCCAATCAGGTTCAAACTTCAAAGTTGTTCTACCCATGCGCTTTTCCGCGTGCCAAGCCAACCAAGCCAAATCAGTTAGTTGCATATCGGCATCAAGACGAACAACGCTGCGCCTGCGTTCCTTTTCAAACGCAATGAAATCAGCAAACACCGCATCAACATCAGCGGTCTGACCATTGATAAACGAAACCCGCAAATCAATTTGCATTGATATCCCTTCTATTCAGTTGTAAAAATTAGACAGAAGTCGCCTTCGTCAAAGTGCCACCCGTGAAGGTCAGCGTGATTGGCGAAGTTGCGCCAACATCGCTTGCCGCAATCGGCGTGTGCGAAGAAAGGAAGCAGTTCGTCAAGGTATAGAGCGGGTTCGTTGCGCTGGTTGCAACCGTGCTATCGGGGCGAACCGTCACGGTGGTTTGCGTACCAACAAGCGGGAAGATTGTTGCTTCTACTTCGGCTGCTGCAAAATCCTGATACAGCGTCACTTCAAGTGTGTTGTTCTGAATGCCGCCCACAAACGAACGGTTGCCGCCCATCACGGTTGCATCTTGCTGTTCAATCTCATAGGTCAAAGTTGCCGCGTTCATTTTGTCGCTGAGATAAACCCCACCAACGCTGAATTCAACATTTTTGAAAGCAATGATTGCCATAGTTAGTCCTGTTCTTTCGCTTGTTCTTTCTTAGAAGGCTTGCTGCCGATTTCAGCAATATGACCTGCTTCAATCAACACGGCAATGTTAGCACCATCAAGTTCTGCTTCGCTCACAAGTGAACCCTGTGGGTGACCAACAAGACGCGCGGAAACAACTTTGAACTGTGCCATGCCCACCATCTTACCCATTCACCGTCACTTGTAAAGCGACTTGAAGAAAATCTTGGTCAGCCACATTGACCGCAGAAATATTTGCGGCACTAGCCACCGTCAAAGATTGCGTTGTTCCACCCAAAGTTTCATCGCCTTCAATCGCTGCACGAATTGACTTCGCGCCAGAAAAAGCAAGGTAATCATCAGCGATATCAAAAGCCCTGTCATCGGTGTAGCGACCAACAATCACATACACGGTGCAATCGTAAATCACCAATCCCCCACCCATAGCACCGTGATATTCAATGCGGTTGATGACAGGAAACCCAACAGGCGGATTCAACGAAGAAGGCTGATAACTAAAAGTTCGCAATCCCGTGATGGTTGCCAAACGGTTCTTCAAACCTGTGACAACTTGTGAAGGTGTTGCCGCCATCAGGCAATCCCAAATTTGCGGTATGGGTTCAGGAAGTCGCGAACATCGGGGTCAATCGCACGCACTTGGATAGCCATGTCAGCGAAACCGACAACGCCAAGTGCTGCGTTGTAACGCGCAAATCCGCGCATCGCCAGAAGCACACACGCTTCACGCACATCGTTCGGGATTGCAGACCAACCCCACACACCAACAATCTGCGCGGAAGGCAACGCTGGTACGGAAAACAATGGGAAAGTTTTGCCACCAATCGCTGTCACCGTGCGTATTGGCTGACCTGTAATCGCTCTGTCCAACGGTTCAAGTTGGTAGTCCACACCTGTTGTCCAAGTGTTTTCAAAAGTGCCATCGCCATCATCATCGGTTTTCAATGTGGTGACAGAAACCAAATCATCCTGCGTTGGCAATGTGTAACTATCCACCGCATACAGGGGAATGGTTGCTGTCTGCTGATAGAACCTGCGCCCGCAATAGCCATCAATGCGGCGCGACGCACCTTCAATAGATTTTTCTAGAAGCGTGTCATCCGTATTATCGGTAATGCGAAGCGCGGCTTTCACTTCATTCAGCGTGCAATAACCATTCGCAATCGGCATCGCTAAGCCTTCTTTCGCTTACGCCCACGAACCACTTTCGCTTGCTCAACATCTACATCAACCGAAGCGGTTTCAACAACAACATCATCTGCGCGATAACCCAACGCAGCAAGTGCATCATCAACCATGCTTACCTTGTCGCGCAAGCCGCGGCGCACATACGCTTCGCGTTCAGCGAGCAAGCCCGCAATCCATTTGTTCTGTTTCATAACGCAACATCCTACTTCTAGCGGGGGCGGTTATTAGCCGCCCCCGCAGAAATTAGGAACCCAATTAGAAGGTTGGGGTTACCAATCCCGTTCCACCGACAAGCGCAAATGCGTTCGGGTAACGGTTGGCGGTGTACGCGCTGTAACCGTACACAACCATCTTCACTTCAAGTTCTGCCGACTTGACATCCTCAAAGCGAAGCATCATTGGTGAACCATCGCCCTGTTCCCACAGGTGGCTTTCGGAAGTGTGACCGACGATGATGACATCTTCGTTCGCGCCCGCACCGTTGGTGGTGATGACATTCGCATCGCTGATGATGGGGATGCCAGCAATCGCGTAGCCGCTTTGTGCGTACTGCGCTGCACCGTTTCCTGTTGCAATCGGGTTGAACCCGTATGGCGTTGGAACAGCCAATGGGCGGTTCGTGGTGTCCACCGCAGCCAAGATGAATGCAAGGCGGCGTGGGTGCATCAGGATGAAGTTCGGGGTCTGGAAGTAGTTGGTCTGCACACGCTGAATGGCATCCAAAAGTTTCGGATACAGTTCAGCCACCGTTGGCGAAGCATCGGTGTAGGTGACAACCTGCGTGATGGTGTTCGTCAGCGATGTTGCCGAAGTGGTCACATTCAGGCTGTCAAGGTTGGTGTGGTATGCCGAAACAAGGTCAGCCATCACAAGGCTGTCAATGCCCGTGCCACGCTCTAAGGCTTGGCGCGAAACATTCTGCTGACCAGCAACGGTGACAACCGAAACATCAAGTTTGGTGTCATCCATGTTGGTTTCCTGCACAGCCGAACCTTCGGTCTGAACAGCGGTTGCTGAACCCGTGGTCACCTTGCTGATGCTCAGGGTCAAACCTGCATCTGGCAGTTGGTGCTTGCGGGAAGCATCCATGAATGGGCGACCAGCGCGCGCGAACGGTGCAGCAAGGTCAGTCAAGAACTGTGGCACAACAAGACCAGCAAAGTTTGCGCTGGTCACATCGCGGCGTTCAATTCTTTCTTCGTTCATGTGGCGGGCGAGACGCTCGCGGGCTGCGAAGTCACCGTTGAACTGTGCGGCGTAGGCATCCGAAATAAACGAATGCTGACCGTTGGAACGGTAGGTGCGTGCCTCGCTGGTCACCTTGCTGGTGACTTCTGCGATTTGGTTCTTGGCGCGCAGGTCTGCGGCTTCCTTCGCACGCTTTTCAAGTTCAGCGTGACGCTCAATCTGCGAATCCAAATCACGAACTTCGTCAAGTGACTTGGCGATTTCGGAATCCTCATCGGCGGTCAGGTCGCGTGCTTCCGTCTTGGCAGCAGCAACAATTGCTTCGGCGCGAGCAAGAACTGCATCACGCTTTTCAATCAGTTTGTCTTTCATGGTTTTTCCTTTGGGGGAATAGTTGGGATGTTGTCGCCAAGTGCGATAGCAAAGTGCGCTAGATGTAGCGCGGCTCAATCGCGGCTGTGCCTGCGCGCCAATGCGATTTGCGCAGAACGCAAACGCACAGGTGCGTTGCCCACGATAGTAGCGACTTCTTGCGTATTCTGTCCACTACGAATTTCGGCAACCGTTTCTTCGTACGCGGGGAAGGTCACAACTGACACATCGTAAAGTTGCACTTCCTTCAATTCGCGAACTGAACGGTCTGTGTTCCAACTATCTTTGATGGTGCGGAATGCGAACGACATCTGCGAAATATCGCCACGCTTCATAGCCGAAATGACGCGCGCCGCATCAGGGTTAGCGGGGTCAAGGGATGCTTCTACGCGCAAGCCCCTGTCATCTTCTTCCAACATCAAAGTTCCAGACTTGGTGCGCGCAAGTGGCACGCCTTCATGGTCAATCAGCAAACGCACATCTGCGCCATCGTTCAGCGTCTTTGCGAATGCGCCCCTGCGAACATATTCCACAAACGGCATCGGTTCTGACGGGCTATCAAATACTGATGCGTATCCAATCAACTTGTTGCCTTCACCATCTTGTCGTGCTTCCAAATTTGTGAAAGCAACAAAACGCTTTTCGTCAGCCTGCTTCACACACCAACGAACTTCGGTGGGGTCAGCAATCGCGTTGCGTAGTTCAGCCATAGATGGTGAACAGATTACATCTTTGCGTTTGACATTTCTATCTTCTTCTTCGTTCAATGTGTCCACAATCCGCTGTGCATAAGCCTGCGCCCTGCGTGCAGAAGTCTTGGAAGAACCGCCACCCCACAACAACATTGCAACCAAACCAGCGGTGATTTCATCACCTTGAACTGCATCCAAATCCACGATATGACGCGCAATCCATGCAGGGATTTTCCGCCACTTCGCTTCCGACAACGCTTCACCATTAGCCATGCGACGCGCATCCGCAACCGTCGCAGGCACAAGACCATCACCAGAAAAACCTTCTTCATGCAAACGCAAACCGCGGCGCGCCGAAGCCGCCATGAAATCAGGTGCAACCAAACTGATTTGCCGCTGCTCAACACTTGCTGCTTCTTCTTCTGGTTCACTATCGCCAGACATCTTTTCTTCCGCAATAATCCACAACTTGCAGATGCCATTCGGCGCGATATCGCCAGAAACAATTTCGCATCCGCCGCCACCTTCATAGAAAACACAGTTCGCACAAATCATTCCCTGTTCGGCAAACGGTGATTCATCTACATAGTGCGCACCGTTCCCACCAACACCTTTATCCCATGCACCGAATTCGTCAGCAATCTTTTCGTAGATGTCATACATCGCTGCTTGACGCGGGTTGATGTTGTATTCATCCTGTTCCGCCAAACCTTCAATCATTTCATCCACATCATCAGACGGTTCTTCCATGTCATCAGACGGTTCTTCCATTTCCATTTGACGCGCACCAACTTCACCAATCGGTTCTAAACCTTCCGCCAACGATTGCGCAACCATGCGGTCAATCGCATCCTGCTTCGTGTCATAACAAGCAAGCGTTTCAAATGAACCATCTTCACGCTGCACAACCGCAGCCCAACGCGAACAATCAGGTTGGTTTTGTGAAATCCCGTAAGGCATTTCTATCAATCCACATCAGGGGTCAGAATGCGCAAATCAGAAGTACCAACTTGCGCGGTAACAACTGCATACATTGTTTGTTTGATTGGCAAAAAGAATTCGTGCGGTGCGCTGTGCTTTTCCAGCGGCATACCATTGGAAGTTGTGACGGTGCTATCGCCAACATAAATAGTCGCGCTGCTCACAATCTGTAAATAGATGTAGCGATTTTGGTCATCGGGATTTACGATGAGCGTTGGCGTAGTTCCTACGGTGACCTGTGTTGTTTTCATGTGTCACCTTTTCCGTGATGTGCGATTTTCAACTGTCACGAAATACTAGCGTTGCGATGTTTTTTTTGTACCCGCCGCAGGGATTGCACCTGCGCGTTGCCCACTAGGGGCGGGTCGCCATGACCTAAAAGTTCGGGTCAAGGTATTGGTAGGTGCTGCCTATTTTCAAATAGTCGCTGTTGCGCCCTTTGCTGGTGTAGTAGCCATCCTTGCGAAGTGTGTAGGCGTGGGCTGCTTTCCATCTATCAACAACTGATTTGATTTGTTCTTCGTTGTCGTACATGGTTTCCGTATCGGTTCGTACATTGCTTATTGCATTCACCCAAGCATTTCGTGCGTGCTTGCGACGAATTGAATTTGAAAGTGATTTCCAAGTGTCAAGTGTCAGATTGCCAAGAACGCTTCGTGCGCTCATGGTGTAGATGATGCGGTAGTTGCGGGCAGTAGCCACGACGATTTCGTGGTATGCGTCGCTTCCAATGTATTTCGTTACATCCACCCCGATTGATGGATTGATGATTTCTGTTTTGGTTTCCATTGTTCCTTTTCCTTTTTGTTGTTGTTGATTGTTGTTAGCGGTAGATGCTGATGCTGTATCCGTTGTTGTTTTCAAACCACACACCAGCGCAGTTGAAGTAGCACTTGTTGCGGTGGAACCATTCGTTGAACTTTTCATTCCATTCATAGTTCCCTTCCCAAGTGATTGTGTTTCCATCAATGAGCGCATCTGCGAAGCGTGTTTCACCGAAGTATTCATTCAGCATTTTTACAATCCGCTTCATTTCTGTTTTGTTTGCCTTGCGTGTCATGTTCTGGTTCCTTTTTGTTGCGGGCTTTATTGTTATCCCGATGTATTCAGTATAAGCCCGCTTTTGGCAGGATTGCAACCATTCAAAAACCCCAATAAAAACAGGCTTTTTCAGCCCTCACAACAACAGCAGAAGTTCTTCATCATCGCGTTCAGCGACCCACGAAACACCACCCAAAGCACGCGCCCGCAACACACCCAAACCAACCGACGCAGTAGCAAACACAGAAACAGGTTCACGCTCAACAACAATCGTTTCAACTTCTTGCGGAACATCTTTCGCAACAACAATCGGTTTCGGTGGCAACTGTTCCAACCAACGAACGCGACCACCAGCACCACCACCAGCCTTCTTCGTCACCGACGCAGAAGCAGACGCATCCAAAGAACCAAGCGGTGCATCTGCAATTCCTTCACCGACAGGAATCACAACACCATTCGCAGACGCAACCAACGCAGGAACAACCGTCACGCCAGACGCATTCACAATCACCAACGCCTGACCAGACGCATTCACGGTTTGGAATTCCGAAACCGCTTGCGCAGAATGCAAAACAGTTGCAGACGCAGAACCAGACACACCACCCAACGACGCTTCACCCGTCGCAGGATTATCAATGTCAGCAGAAGCCGATGCTGTCAAACCACCAAACGAACTTTCACCAGACGCACCATGTTCAATCGTCGCAGTTGCTTCACCCGTTGCAGCACCCAATTCGGCATCAGCCAACGCAACAACCGTGACAATGATTTCCGCAGAAGCCTGCGCAAACAATTCGCCCGCTTCACTATCCGCAGAACCAACAACCTTGAATGACAAATCATCGCCATCCAAACCAAAACCTTCATCATTCAACGGTGACGCATCCAACGCAAACCGTTCAAGATTTACAAACGGTGAACCCAATCCAACTTCGGCATCATCCAATTGGTTCGTATCAACTACGAAGCGATAGTTGATTGTCATGGCGCAAACTGCCCGATGACTTTATGACGCGATGGTAAGTGAAACTGTCAAATCGCCAGAAGCAATTGTGAAGGTGTCGCCTGCGGTGTACGGGTTTGCAGTTATCGTGCCAGAGAAAAGAAAGTTGCCAGAAGTTGCAGCATCCCAAGCGGTGAAAAAGGTTGCATCTTCTGAACCTGCAATGTTTGTCCAAGTCACAGCGGCATCGGAAGAAAGCACGCCAGATGATGCGGCTGCAAACGAAACTGCTTTGCGTGTCACTTCCACCGCAGGGTTTGCTGTGCCTGTGCCTGACGGGTCACCAACATGAAGTTTCACATACACAGTTGCAACAGCAAACGAAGTGTTGTTGCCAACCGAATCCAATAACGCATCCGCAAGATAATCAGAAATTCCTGTTGCCATTAGCCATCAATCCTTTCATCAATGATTGCCGACACGCGACCATCAGCATCCCGTTCAACTGTGCGACGCACAAAACGCGGTTCGGGTACTTGCACATTCACGACAGTTTCGGGAATGTTTATGGTCTGCGGGTCAAACTTGATGATTGGTGGTTCCACATTCACCGTCTGTTCAGGATATTGAATGCTGATGTTCTGCGGTGTCTCATGCACCACAAGTGGTGTCGGCATCGGCGCATGGTTCACAACTACTTCGTTCCTGTAACTGCGCTCAGGTGGAACTTGGTCAGTTCCCAATGTCGGCAGGTCGCCGCCTTCCACGCCAGCAATCGCTGTTCCTGCGACACCCATCACGAATTGGTCGCCACCTTCATACGGTTCGCGGTTCTCAATTTCGCGTGCTTCGTTCGGTGTCAAAGTGCCAGCCATGATTTGCGTTTGCTGTGCCTTTACGCGGGTAAGCAAATCGGCGCGCGTGAATTCGTCGCTGTTGAAACGAACGCGCTGTGTGATTGGCAACATTTCCGAAAAGCAATCTTCAAGACGACGCTGCCAAGCAAGCAATGTGTATCGCTGAAAGTTCAAACCCGTGCTTTCAACATTGGAATATGTTTGCGTATCGCCGCCCGTACCAGCAAGCAAGAACAACGGGATGCGATAAGCGCGTGCGATATCGCGCACGATTGCTTCGCGATGCGCAATCATTTCCATATCGGCTGCGCTTGTGGTGATTGAACGCCACTTCAAACCGCCAGACAGAACTGCGGGGCGGCGATGTTTCCAATGTGCTTCTTCCCAAGTATCACGAAGAACTGCGGCTTGGTCTGTGGTTATCGGCTGGTCAGTTTCCAAAACGGATTGCGGTGTTGCGCCTTCACCGTAGAACTGTGCAAGGAATCTGTCCATCGCAATTCCCATTCCGATTGTGTTGCGCATCGCTTCCAGCGGTGAAATGCCGCGACGCTGGTTCGGCAAAATCAACCAATGGATTGCGCGAATTTCTTTGTTGGTGTATTGGCTGCGCCCAACTTCATAAACGATTTCCCCAATGTCGTTATAGACAACATTCTTGATTTCGTGCGGATGCAAGTTGCGCATCTCAACAGGAAGTCCATTGTTACCTTTGGGTGCATAGATGTATGCGTTGCCATGAATTGCAAGTGTCACCATCGTTTGATGTACGAATTCAAACATTGTCTGATGTTCGTTCGGTTTGATAAGAACCGATGGGGTTGGCAAGCGTTCAATTCTTCCGCCGCGTGTGCGCGTCAATTCAAGTGGCATTGATGCGATGCTGTCAGCCAGCAAAGTCACAGCAGCAAGAACAGCGGAATGTGCGAACGCTGTTACTTCATTGACCACTTCGCCTGAATAGTTGCTGTAAAACGGGCGGGCAGTTACGCCATAGGGGTCAATCGTGGATGGAAGTGCGCGCTGTTCGCGCTTGCGAAGGATGCTCATGCTGCCATTATCCCTGCGCTGATGAGAAGAACACCAGCCACAATGAACGCAATTGGTACTGAAATGAACCCAATTCCTACCGAAACCAACCCGAATCCAATCAGTTCCATCGCGGTTGTGACGCGACTTCGGGTGAATTGTTTGAAGAAGTTGTTCATGTCCACACATTCACCACCATCGGGGCATTGTCAATGATGGGTGTTTGTTTTCTGGTTGCCCTGTCTAGCCCTATAACCATAGCAATACACGCATCAATTTTTCGTTTGCTTTTGCCTTTGCTCAATCGCCAACCGTTATCGGTCATGCGTTGCGCAGCCGAAAGCACTTGGTCTGTGAAGGTAGGCGAACCATCGTGCGCCACCTTTCCAGCAACAATCAATTCATACGCCTGACCACAAGCAGGAATCATGCGCTGACCGTTCTGCGGAAATTCCACCATCCGCAAACCTTCATCCGCAAGTTGTTCCGCCGAACGCTGAAAGTAGGCGGGGTCAAACGCGAATTCGCGCACATCATATTTCAGATGTAGTTCACGCAAATACTTTTCAACATCAGCAACATCCACGCCTTCATCCTTCGGTTGCCAAATCTTAGAACGCACAACAACCCGTTCATCCTGCGGCTGTGCGATAACCACCGCGATGCTGTCATGCTTCAAAGCCATATCAATTCCAACCCACACAGGCAAATCATCAGACAGTTCCATATCGGAACGACATTGTTCCCACGCCCCAACAGGCAACCAACTTTCCTGCGAACGAACCCATTGGTTCAAACGCCAACGACGCACAGACATTTCCGAACCTTCAAACGAAGCCTTCACCGCAACCTGCAAATCTTCTTCGCTCATCAAACCTTCCGCAATGTTCGGGTTGGCTTTACGCCATTGCTTCGGGTCATCAATCTTGCAATCAGCATCCGCTTCCCACCACCAAAACCCAAACGACACATCATCAACTTCGCCAGCAGAAACACTTTTGCCATATTGATACATCTGTCCTGCGAGCGTGTCCAAGTCATATCCCGCAGTTGTGATGCTCACAATCAAAGGTTCCAAACGGTTACCCGAACCCTGCACCATCTGTTCAAACAAATCGCTTGACTTCTGCGCCCACAATTCATCAAACAAAACCAGCGACGGGTTCAAACCTGCTTGCCCGCGAAAGTCAGATGACAACACCCGAAACACAGAACCAAAGCGCGGCATCTCAATCGCATCCCGCAACACACGCGCTTCCGCCGACAACACAGGCGACGACAAGATTTGCTGCTTGGCTTCACCGAAGATGATGCGCGCTTGGTCTTTATCGGAAGCAACCGCATAAATTTCCGAACCTGCTTCGCCAGCAATCATTGAATACACAGCCAACGCAGAACCCATCAATGACTTCCCCTGCTTACGCGGCAACCCGATAAGCGCGCGACGATAACGCAACTTCCCATCCGCCTTGCGTCGTTCCAACAACGAACCCAACAACCATTTCTGCCAATCTGTGAAATCCAAAGGTTCGCCAGCACGGAAACCTTTCAACACTCTGAAATGCTGATTGGCAAACGCAATCAATTCATCGCCATCAGACGCTTCATCAATCCGCTTCGTAAAATATGCGGGCTGCCAAGATTTATCGGGTAGCACGCTTATCCGCGATGCGCTTGTGCAAATCCGTCAAGTTCCCGCCCTGCGGCGCACCCGTCACCAAAGAAGCACGGTCTGCTGGTGAGAAGCCGATAAGCGAAAGCAAAGAAATGATTTGTCGTTCCAATTCACGCAACGCACGCCTATCACGCCAAGCATCAGGCTGTTGCTGCAACTTCACGCGAAGCCGCGTGCGCTCATCAGACGCTTCACAAACAAGCAACACCACTTCGGCATCCATGCCACGCGACAACCAGCCAGCACCAGATGACCAGATTTGTTCCCACAATCCGCGACCCGTCTGCCCAAGCGGGCGATGCGGTTCAGGCACAACCGCAGTTGGAAGCCCAACAATCTGCGCAAGTTCCTGTTTCGTAGGCAACTTCTTCTTTGAAGGATTGCCCAACCGCATATGTTGTTCCACAGGTTTTGATTTCCTGCCCGAACCTTTACCGCCCATGAATCACATCCTTTGCCCAATCAATTGAACCATACGCCCACCCAAGAACGGTGCAGGCAAGCGGAATTGCCCACACCGTTCCCGTAGGGGGAAACACTATTCACCAGCCTTGTTGATGATTCGGAACATTGCATCTTCGCGCACCGTAAGCGCGGGGCAATCATACGAACAACGGGTTTGCAAACGCAGAATCCGAAGTTCCTTGCGGCTGATTACAGGCGCAGACTTCAACGGATTCGTGTGTCCTTTGACCTTGCGACGCTCAGCGATTGCCGAACCGACAACTTCAATTTTGGTCACCGTCAAATTCGGGCGACCAACAGTTTGAACGATGGTGTCGCCAACTTGAATGTTGCGTGCTGATGTTTTGATGATTGCGCGTGCCATCACCATTCCCCCGTTTCTTCACGGTGCGCATTCTGACATTCTTCACACCAATCGCAGTAGCCAGCACCACGAACATCTTTGCGATGCGGCGCAAGAATTCTTTTGTTGTTGTCCTGAATAAGACCAGCGTTCAACCATTCGCCAGAAGCAGTATCAAAGTGGTCGCAATAGAGAACCCACTTGCCACCGTCGCTAGGTACTTCGGCAAGCATCACTTCGCTGATGCGGATTGTGAACTTCGGTGTCTTGCGGATGATTGCGCGTGCCATGTTCACGCACCTGCCTTCGTAAGCACTTCATCCAGAAACGCACGCGCTTCTTTGCGTGTCCGAAATACTTTGCTGACAACTGTGCAGGGAAACGGGAAATTGATGTGATAAATGCCAAACATTTCTTCATTGTTGGTTGAAACAGTTACATCCATAATGACCCAACCTGAAAGCCATCCGTCGCGTCGCGGCGACAGGTGATGACCACTTGCAAATTGCGGTGCAACACCAACATCCGTAATGATGTATTTTCCCGAAACGGGTTTCATGTTGTTTTTCATGTTGTTGTTCCTTCTGTCGGGGTTCCTTATCCCGACATCATCAGCATACAGGTTGCACGGGTGATTGCAACAACCCAAATCCCCCCACCCTTCACCTTGTATCCCCGCACCTTTCCCCTTCCCCAAAAACAACGATTTTCCCCGACGGTGCCTTCCAGACAGGCACAGGGGGC